GGCCCACGACCACGGAGCAGCGTCCCAGAGAGTCTCAGGTGTTATATTGAGACCAAGAACATGATCCGCATAATCGCGGAATTTCTGTGAATCAGACATGTTCTTCCGGGATACAGGGAGGTAGTAGTAAAACGCCCCCTTGAACCAAGTCCTACTGAATGTTGTTGAAACGTAGGAATTGGCGGTGCTCTGCGAAAACCGTCCAGACTCGGTTGCGTCAACTGAATAGATGACGAAACCTTTTTGGACGGAGTCCGTGGAAGTCTGCTCAGGGAACTCATAGCCGACTCTGGTTATATGTCCAGAGCCGTCCTGCCGCTGACGAAGAAATTCGTCAGAGTCTTTGACAGCATGCATACAATCCATGATGTCGCTGACGAACGGCAGCCAACCAAACTGAACGTTGAGGTACTCGTCTCCTAAGTGTTTGAACTGTAAAGTTCGCTCACGCCAGAGACTTGAACCGACCATTCTTGGAATGGCACGTACACCAATTGACTGGGCGATAGCTTCACCGCCTGCAAATGATGGTCTGGTTGGTAGAGTTCGAGCAATCGCGGTACCTCCCTGTCCCCACATCTGCGCCCGGTCGGGCGTTAGCTGTGAACCAGGGATTCCAGTGGTCGGTCTCAGAGCTACTTGAGAACCGATACCGCCGTTGACCTTTTTCAAGGTCTCGACGGCGATTGAGGCACGGCCCGTGACCTTATGAATGATCATAGGCCCGCCACAATCTCTCCTACCGAGGTCTGACAAGTCATGACTATCGTCTTGAACTTGCGCAGTCCCACCGGTACGCTGGATGGTACCAATCTTGGTGACCCCATTGATCTTTTGAACGATCGACTGGGGTGGAATAGTAATGATCCTATTTCGGGTTGGTAAACCCAATGGACCAGCCATTCCAATCACCACTTCCTGTCGTACGGAACGCGCGGAGATTTTCCACACTTGTTGAGCAGGGACCCTACAAATTGCAATCGAATCAGGCGAACGAAGGAAGAACTCCTTCATCGACTGCGATCTGCAAATGGG